AAACGGCGCTTTACCTCGATTCCCTTTCGGTGGATCGGGACGGGGACGTTTTCACCCTGTACACCGAGAGCCGCGACGGGTACCCGCAATTCCAACAAATCCCGTGGCACGCGGTCGGTAACCGGGAAAACCGGGACGTTGTGGAAGGTGGTCCCTTCCGCGGATTGCGAATCCAAAACGGAATCATTCTGAATCAATACGGGCGGCCGGTGGGCTTCCGCGTGCTTGGAAGGGAGGCTTCCGAGGACCGAGATATTTCCGCCCGGAACATGGATTTCCTCCGGGAACCCGTGGCCCCGGATCAAACTCGGGGGCTCCCGGCGTTCACTTCGGCAATCCTCGACCTCCGGGACCTCATGACCGTGCAAGATTACGTTCGGCAGGCGGCGAAGTTGGCGGCGGCAATCGGACTGATCGAGCATAACGAAATGGGAGTCGCGGACATGATGGACCCCGCAATGCAGCTTCAGAAAAACGGGCCGACGAACACCGGGCTTGTAGGCGAGGAAGTCTTCGGCGGGACCGTTCGGTATTTTCGCGCCAACTCCGGCAGCAAACTTGAGCAGCTCAAAAGCGAAGTGCCCTCCGAGGCGACCAATAGCCTCATGGAACGACTCCTCCGCAACGCTCTCCACGGGGCGGGGCTTCCGTATGAGTTTTTCTGGGATGCTTCGAAACTCGGAGGCGCTTCGGTTCGTGCGATGGTTTCCAAAGTCAATCGGACGGTCGCGGATCGACAGGACCTCATGCGACCGCTTGCACGGCGGCGGGTCGGGTACGCGGTTTCGAAAGCGATCAAACTCGGGCTTCTCCCGGCGTACCGTGGAACCGACTTGGGCGGTTCCCTTCGGTGGAGTTTCACCACACCCCCGCAAATCACCGTTGACGCGGGATATGCCAACTCAGACGCCCGGGAGGCGTACAAACTAGGGATGCGGACGCTCACCGAAATTCTCGCCGAGGGCGGGCGGACGCTCACCGATCACCTGGACGAACGGGAGCGGGAAGAAATCGAAATCCGCACGCGAATGGAACGCTCGGGGCTCCCGGAATCCGCTTTCCGAAACATTCCGGGGGTCCAACCACAACCCGCGCCAGAAACAACCAACCCCTAGCCATGCGTTTTCAAAAGGTCTTCGAACAGGTTTTTCATCGCCCTTGGTTCATCACCGCGGAGGGGCACGCTTCGGTCGTTCGGGTTGTGCAAGCCGCTCTGGTGCGGGAGAACGGGCCGGATTTGTCGATGTTCGTCAACCCTCGGGAAGAAATGGAAATCCTTCCTTCAGGGATCGCAAAGATTCACGTCTGCGGCGTGCTTGGGAAGGGGCTTTCCAGAATAGAGCAGAGTTGCGGGAATACAGACTACGACCAGATAGCGGAGGAAATCGAAGAGGCGCAGGAACTCGGGGCCCGAGGAATCTTCCTCGAAATCAGCAGTCCCGGGGGAACCGTCGTCGGGAACGCGGAAATCGCCGAGGCGGTCGCGGCTTGCGAGGTGCCCGTCTTGGCGTACTCCGAGGACATGGCTTGCTCGGCAGCCTACAACATCGCGGTTTCCGCGGGGTGGTGCATGGGCTCGCCTTCGTCGACGTGGGGGAGCATTGGGACAATCATCCCTTGGATTGATGAGAGCGCTTCGTGGTCGATGCAAGGTATTGACTGGCAGCCGATAACAAACGCAGAGGGCGACTTGAAAGCGGCCATGCACGGACCTAGCCTGACGCCGGAGCAAAGGGCTTCCCTTGAGCAGTATGTGCAAGATGCTTTCGACCAGTTCCGCGGCAATGTGTTGCGGCGGAGGCTTGTGAGCGCGGACGCAATGCGGGGCCAGGCGTTCTTTGCTCCTCGGGCGCTCCAGAACAATCTGATCGACCGCATTTGTTCGGAGGATGAGGCGATGGCGTTTTTGGAAGCGACGATCGGGAGTTGACACCTCAAAAGAGGCATGTCCGAACCGAAGACGATTACCGAGGCACTCTCGGCGCTTAAGGCTTCGCAGGAACAGGTGACGGCGCTTCAAGCTGACCTTGCTTCCGCGAACGAACTTCTCACCGAGGCGCAAAACGCTTCAAAGCAAATCACCGACTTGCAGGCGCTCAACGCCGAGCTTGCAGCAGAAAAAGTCATCCTTGAGGCCCGCTTGCAGGAACTCACGGTCGCCGCTCAGGCATCCGAAGCGCGGGTCACCGAAGCGGTCGCCTCGCTCGGGGTGCCCCCGGTTGCGATCGCGTTCGACGGAGCGGTCGCCAAAACGAAAGAGGAACTCTGGGCGGAATACCGCCAACTCCCGGTCGAAGCGCGGAACGATTTCTACCGTGCAAACCGTGCCACTCTCAAATCCAACTAACCCACAAAACCACTAACGTATGGCCACCAACACGATCGCAAATTGTTCGCTCGCGGAGATTGCTCAGGAATCTCTGGACTTCGCCTCCAGCGTCTTCGCTCCATTATCTCAGTTCCTGACGGACTTTGATTCCGCCCCAGGGTCGGGATCGGTCCTGACCCGTATTCCCACCCGCCCGACGGCGGTCGACCTTTCCAGCGGCTACACGACGCAGGACACGGCCATGGTCGGGCGCACGATTACGCTCAACCAGTTCCCAGGCTTCGTTTGGGGGTTCTCCGATTTGGAGCGTTCCAAGTCGACCATCAGCCTGAACGACCTGTTCATTCAACCCGCTCTCCAAGCGGTCGGCGCTCAGGTTTTCGGGTACATCTGGAATCTGGTGACTTCCTCGGCGTTCACCCAAGCGGTGGACGTGGCCGCGGCTGATTTCGATCGCGACACGCTCGCGGACATCTCCGCCACGCTCACCGGCACGCTGAAAGCCCCGAAAATGAACCGGGCGCTTCTCATCAACCCGACCTACTACGCTTCCCTCGTGAAGACCTTGAACAGCGCTGAAATTCCCGGCATCACCGCGGATAAGGCGGAAGGCGTCGTTCCTCGCTGCGCCGGATTCAATGTGTACGAAAGCGACCTTTGCGACAGCAACTCTCAGGACCTCGCTGGGTTCGCTTGCCACAAATCCTCGATTATCCTCGCCGCTCGCGGAGTGGATTCGACCGGATTCACCCTCGGCGCTCGGGATGCAGCTTTGGAAGACGTTGTCGTTCCCGGGTTGGGACTCCCGCTGCAATGGCGTCGGTGGTACGACCCGAATGCTGGACAGCTCATTTACTCGCTGAGCTGCCTCTTCGGGGCGTCCGTGGGGACTGACTACGGCGTGCGCATTACCACTCCTTAACCGATTTGTGAGTGTGCCAAGGTCGGGGGGGAAACCCCCCGGCCTTTTTTTGTACCGCAATTTTCGCGGCGGCAGTAGGATGCGAGCGACATGACCAAAATCTCAATCGTGACACATCGGACCGGACTTTCTGCGGACGTGGTTTTCCACGGCACAGCGGACCAAGCGCTCAAATTCTACAAGGCTTTCGATCAACCTGGGGAAACGTGCCTGTTCATCTGTCGGGCGGCGGATCGAACGAAGAAAATCAAAGCGACTGAACCAGAACCCGAAGTCACCGCATCACCTAAGCGCCGGAAGCTTCTCTGATTATGGGATTTTTTGAAGTCAACACGACCGCGGCGGGACAAGCGATCGCCTACATGGGGAGGACGTTCACTTTTCGAGCGGTGAACTACAAAGGGATCATCAACGAGCTTGAATCCAACCCGGACCTCCAAATCGGCGGGAATATGCCGAACCTCACGCTTGCCGTCTACGTTCGGAAGACGGGCTTCCCGACCCCGACCGTGGGAGAGCTTTTGCAGTTCGACGGAAAAACCTACCGGATCGCATCGATCCTTTCGGACGTGATTTCGTACACTCTGAATCTTGAGGACCCCGCGCAATGATCGACCAACTCCTAGTCGATGAAATCGGGAACGCTTTGGAGGTCAGTCTCCCGGGAGTGTTCATCGGGCGGATGCACAACAACGAGGAAGTGACCCTCCCCGCGGTGATGCTGCAAATTGAGGGCGAAGCGCTTCTCGGAAGCGGGTGCTACAGGGGCACCTTGCAAGCGACCGCTGTCTCTGCCTCGGCGGACAGCTCCTCGGCCGATCATGCGGCTTTGTGCTCCAGCGTGGACCAGTTAATTCGAGCGCTCTCGATTTCCGTCCCTCCAGACGTGGCGCTCTACGGAATCGTGGCAACATCGACCGCGGCGGACGTGGACCAAAACCAATTCCGCACCACGCTTTCATACACGGTCGGCTATGGACCGACGAGTTGACACATTTCCGATTTTATGCCTGCCACATTTGGAGTCGTTGACGATTTCGGAGGGACGGCCCCGACTGGGGGCTGGATGCAAGAGAGTTCCTCCGAGCAAACAGTTGAGGTTGCCACCATTCGAGACGAGGCAGGCGTGACCGTCGTCGCCCAGCCGAAAGGGATGGTGACGACAACCGTTACAATCAAAAGCAAAGGGGCGGTATCGATCGGGACTCTCCCAAGCGTCGGGGATTTTTCCGGCTTCAAGGTGACGAGCGCCAAAATCAGCGAATCAAACGACGACTTCCGCACCGCTGAAATCACCGCGGTGCAGTACGAGAGCCTCTAATTTTTTACACTATGCCCAGCGCAAACGGATTCGGGATTCAGGCCCTAACGGGAACCCTGGTGGAGAGCGTGGAAATTTCCTACGACTCCGAAACCAAAACTTTGATGGACCGGGAAGGAAACTTCTCCGAGGCAAAGCTCATGGACACTTCCATCGGGTTCACCGTTCGCGGCGCGGGAACTTCCGCGGTCGCGATCGGCGGCACAACCGGCGCTCCCTCGGGAGTCTCTGGAAAGGTTGTTGTGACCAGCGTCAAACGGACGCAGACGAATGAGGATTACGAGCGTTTCGAGTACTCCGGCACGGCGTACCCGAACGCTTCCTAAACCGTCCCCCCAACCTCAAATGAAATCGAAATTCACAAATGAAGCCAGGCACGACGATCGAATTCCTCCGCGATGAGGAACCCCCGCTGAAAAGCATCAACACGCGGGCAGTAGCGGCAGCGCTCTCATGCGGCTGCAAACCAGCAGAGCAAGCGTATTCCTACACGGTCGAAGATACGCTCCACGGACCAAAGCGGATGGTCACATGGATTATGGACGGCGAAACCAAGGCGGTTTTCGAACCCATACCGGAACGGGAGGAACTGACTTTTGCGGAGGTCACCAAACGGTTTTTTGATTTGGACTGGTGCGCAGCAAATCCAAACCACCCGATTTCCTACCTCCGAGCGTATCACGACAATTTGACGCACCTTCTCCGATTTGTGAAGGCGTCGGCTCCCTCGGTACTGATTCGCCGGGGGAACAAAACCGTCGTGATCCCCGCAGACTGTCCCGCAGAAACGAAATCGAAATTCCTTCGGATGCTATGACCACAGAAGAGGCTTTTCTTGAAACCAAACGAGCGGTCGGAAGCTTGACGCTCCGGCCATTTACCATCGGTTCGATGACCGCGTGTCGAAAGCTCGGGCTTACGCTGTTTACCGGCGAAAACACGAAGCTCTCGACGGAAGAAACGCAACGGCAGGTTGTCGCTTTTGCTTGGCTGCAATCCACCCCTGTGCCCGAGGTGCTCCAAGCGATTCAGCGGGGCATTGCGGAGGCTGAGATTGACGCGTTCGAGTGGATGCTTGAACCCACGGACCTTCCGCTTTTGGAGCGGGAAATTAACCGGCTTTCGGAAGGGATTTCCGTCGCATCGGTCGATGTGATTCAGCGGGACGCACCGAAGGACCCGAACGAACCGGGAAACTAATTGCGCCGGGGTGGGCGGCCTCAATGGTGTTCGCCTTGGCGCAAAACACGGGATGGACCGAAGAACACATTCTTTGGGAGGTGCCACTTTCCCGGGCGCTTCAGTATTGGCACGCGTGGCTCTACGCGTCGGGAATCTGGACCGTTCCGAAATCGGCACCGCTCGAACAAACGGTCGAAAAGCTCACCGCTTTTGCTGCCGGACTTGACGAAGAGGAGGTTGACGATGGCGAAGGCTTTTCGAATCAATAAGGCACAATTTGCTGCAAGCCTCCGGGCAACAGGTCGTTTGATGCACGGTCGGGTGATGGACGCCGGGCGGAGGGAGGGGACGGAAATTCTCCGGGACATCTTCGGGACGACACCTCCGCCCAAAGGCAAAATCGCCCTCGCGAAACTTGGAGCAAAGGCGCATCGATTCGGCTTCCTTCGTTTTCTGAAACAGAAAGGGCGGGAACTTCGAAACCGAACCGGGACGGCGCTTCGGCGCGCGGGAAACCGAATTGCAGCGGCGCTTGAGACTCGCAAACTTTCCCGGGCTTACCACCAGTTGATCGTGATGGACCAAAAGAAGACGATGAAGGAAGACCTCCGACAATTCGTCTCCGATCGCTGGTGGATCCCGCAGGAATTTGCCGTCACCCATCACCACGGGCTTGGCTCATACATTTACCTGGTCTCGATAAATATCGGCGTCTCCGCCGCTCAATTCTTTCTTGGTGCAAAGGCGCTCTCCTACGCAAATAAGGCGCGGAAAATTATGGTACTTAGAAAGGCCCGAGTCGCCTTGTTACGCGGGCGCAAACTCCGTCGGGCGGCGTACGTCGCGGGGCGGCTTGCGACAACGGCGGCGAAGCAAACCGTGCAAGAAAGTGACATCTTTGAGAAAATAGACCGAGCGGTTCAAGACACCGTCGAATCCCACGCGATGAAGCTTTTCGACACGGTCGGGAACATCTTCAACAAAACCATCAGAGTGTAGCTATGGCCATTGTCTCCGCCGTTTCTCTCGACATCTCCGGTTTCATTAATGGGCTGCAAAAAATGCAGAGCGCCATTCAGTCGGAAAGCGTTCTCTCGGCTCCGATGGAAGCGAAGATGTCGACGCTGCGAAAAGCTCTCCTCGCCGGTGCGGTAGCGTTTGGGGTCGCCGTGCAACGGACCTATGCGGCAATGGTGGAAGGCGGGAATCTCGCAAAGCTCAGTCGGGAATCTGGGATTGCGGTTTCGGAGTTGATGCGGCTCCGCATTGCTATGCAGACGGTCGGGGGTTCCGCGGAGGATGCCCAAAGCACCGTGAATAAACTCCAAAGCGCGGTAGCGGCGGCGGGGGCAGGCTCTGCGAGCGCTACGGCCGACCTAGCGGCCCTCGGGCTGGCAGCGCGGGACTTCACCGGGCTCAACATGGAAGGGGGCATTAGAAAGGTCGCCAACGCGCTTCGCGGGATGCGGGACCCGGTTCAACAGAATCGGCTTTCGCTCGCTTTGCTTGGGAAAGACGCGGAAGCGATGGTCGACGCTTTTGGTGCGGGCGGACATATTGAAGCGGTCGGGCAAGCGCTCGGCTCACAGGCGGCGGTGATGCAATCGAGCGCGGGAATCTTCCGGGAGATTCAAAAAGCGTTCACGCAGGGGCTCGGGTTTTTCGACGCGATCAAAATCCGGGTGCAAGGGTTCTTTGTGGGGCTGGCGAGCCAAGTTGGGCCCCAGGTGCTTCAGATTCTCAATTCATTTAAAGCGACCGCGAGCGGGAATCTTTTCGACGAAACCGCCTTCGGGGCGAAGATAGGGGAGGCGGTCGCGCTGATGGTCCAAGCGTTCCGCACGGGAAACCTGACGGAGTTGATCCTCGGGGCGCTCAAAGTCGGCTTCCTTCGGGCGACTGATTATTTTCAGGAACAATTCTCCGCGGCGGTTCTTTTCTTCCAACAAGAGCTTGCCGGAGGGGACCTTTTGAAAGGCGTGGAAACCGTGTTTGCCCGCATCCGGGCTGAAGTCGGATTCATCCTCGCAGGGTTTGCAAAGCTTCCGGGAATCTTTGAGGGGTTACAGGGACCACTTCAGACTTTCGGGAACATCCTCCGAGGAATCCTCAAAAGCGCGGTTGCAGAGATGGCACTCGAGTTGTCGAAGGTTGTCTCGAAACTCGACATCCCTTTCCTCGGCGCTCAGGCCGCGCAGCGACTCGCGCAAGCAGGAGTCGACATGAAGGAAAGCGCCAAGGACTCGTTTGCGGAAGCAAACACGAGCGCGGAGCAATTGCAACGGAGACTCGGAGAACTTGGCAAAATGTACTTTGACCCCTCGACGTGGCCGACGTCCGGGGACATTGACCGGTTAATCGGTGACCCTCTTTATAGGGTCCTGAAAAACGCATGGGACCGCACTATGGGCGGAGCACAAGGCGGCGGGGCGGAAAGAAATTTTCCAAACCTTGTCGCCCAGCTACGGGCAAAAAATGCCGAGGAATTGCGAGTTCTACAGGCCGGACTGACTCCGCTCGGAGGGTCGACGTTCGCAGCGCCTCAGGCAGCGGCTCCCGAAGCGCCGAGGCTTTCCCGAGCGCAACAGGTCTTCGGGATGTTCGGCACGCTTGGAGGCGGAACGGTCCGCGGGACGTTCCAAACCTTCGACCCGATCGTCAACCAACAGAAGATCAGCAACCAGCTTTTGAAAACGATCGTCGACAACACCAAAGGGAAAGCAGTCACCGTGACGGCTCCCATTTACCAATAGAAATATGGGCACACTCATTTCGGAGGAATGGCTCTACAATTCCGAGGCAGCGACGAAGACCTTTCGGCGCTCATTCCAAAGTCTTTCCGGGTTCGGCTCGGAGGTGGAGGGGATGGCAAATCAGACCTACAAGGCGCAGGACGGGGTCTATGAATACTCTGGCGAGGACGTGTACTACTACGCTGGAATTTCCGGGGGCGGCCCGAGCGGCGGAGGCGGCGGGGGAACCGGACCAGATAGCATCCTTCTCACAGTCTCCGCGGCGGCTTCCACCGAACCGATCGAGGCGCACCCGCGGTTTGACGGGCTTCTCACAAATTCCGGGTGGGACACTTGGAACAGGTGGAAAGCAAACCCGGAGGACCCAAAGAATTTCGGGGTCGGATTAACCAACGCGCAAGGCTACTTCGACCCCTCGCTTTACACGGCAACGGACGCCTACGGGGTGCTCTACGTCTTATACATGCGCGGCATCCGAGAGTACTACGAACCGAAAGTCGTCGTCCGGCAAACACGGTTTGAAGCGGGCGCTCCGACGCTTTCCGCGGTCGGCAAAATCGACTCTCCTCCGATCAACCCGGCAGGCAGCGGCATGACCAACTACATTTTGAACTCCGCGGACGGGCGCTACAACGCCAGCAACGCGGTCTGGGAGAATGTGTATGAATGGGTCGGAAGTCGCAAAGGGTGGGACGTGAACCTTTACGGAGCGGGAACCTAATGGCGCTCCCTCGAATCAAAGTTGGCGACACGGTACGGGCGCAGCACCTCCAGCAGATTTGCTCGGAGATCGAACAGAACCGCATTCGCCCTGGGAAGGGCGTTCGAATCGTCGTCACCTCCGCAGGGACCACGGTTTCGACCGAGGACCTCACGAGGCGGACCAGCACCTCGTCGGACAATCCCTTGGACCCGACTTGGGTTGCCGCTCAACCGTTCTAC